ACCGCTTCATTTTTGCAGAATAAAAGTATTAGTGCGCAGGGGGGTACCCCAATGGGAATGTCATTCAAGGCTGATGGCACGAAAATGTTTGTGGTAGACGGTTCTGGTACTGATGACGTTAATGAATACGATCTAAGTACCGCTTGGGACGTTTCTTCTGCATCATTTTCGCAAGACTTTACTATTGGTGGCCAAGACGGCACTCCGACAAGTATTTTCTTTAGACCTGAAGGTTCAGGATTTTATATGTTGGGAGACACAGGTAACAAAGTCTACCAATACAGTCTTGCTGGCTTCAGCGTTGCTACTCAAGACACAAGCCCTAAAGACGTATTCTTCAAACCTGACGGCACGAAGATGTATTTCGTTGGCACTCAGGGAGATGACGTTAATGAATACGATTTGAGTACGTCTTGGGATTTATCTACCGCTTCTTACCTTCAGAATTTTAGTGTTGCTGCTCAAGATGCAGCACCATCAGATATTTTCTTTAAGCCTGACGGCACTAAAATGTATATCACTGGACAAACCGGAGATGACGTTAATGAGTACGACTTAAGCACAGCTTGGAATATTTCTACCGCTTCTTATCTTCAGAATTTTAGTGTTTCTGCTCAGGAAGCAAACCCCAATGGCGTTTTCTTTAGGGATGACGGTACGAAGATGTATATTGTTGGCAGCAGCGGAGATGAAGTTAATGAATATGATCTAAGCACCGCTTGGGATATTTCTACGGCCTCATACTTGCAAAACTTCAGCGTTTCTGCTCAAGAAACTAATCCACAAGGTCTTTTCTTCAAGGATGACGGCACGAAGATGTATATCTGTGGAAATCAGGGTGATGACGTCAATGAATATGACTTAAGCACTGCTTGGGATATTTCTTCTGCATCATTTTCGCAAGTCTTTGACGTTGAACCTCAAGCAAAAAACCCTACAGGATTATTCTTTAGGGATGATGGCACGAAGATGTATATCATTTCGGATAGCGAAGATGCAATATACGCTTACACCCTTGGCCCACAAAGCTAACGACGAACAGATAGGAGACTTACAATGTTCGCAAAAATCACAAACGGTTCAGTAGAACAATACCCATACACAGTGGGTCAACTTCGCCGTGATAATCCAAACACCAGCTTTCCGAAAAATGTGCCAGAGACTACGATGGCTTCTTATGGGATGTATCCTGTCGGCTATGAAGCAGCACCAGATTATGACCCGCTGACGCACCGCTTGCAGCACAGTAGTGCGCCTCAACTGGTTGATGGTTCATGGGTTTTGACGAAGACTGTTGTTGCCCTGACAAGCCAACAGATTGCAGATGCCACAGACGCTAAAGCCAAAGAGATGCGATCTAAACGTGATGGATTGCTGGCTGGCACTGATTACTTCGCTCTAACCGATGTAACGATGAATGCGCCGATGACAACATATCGTCAAAATTTGCGTGATATACCTACCCACGAAAATTGGCCATATTTGGCTGATGATGACTGGCCAACGAAGCCGTAACGGGGGAGAAGGCACATGCCGTTAATCCCACTTAATATCCCAGCGGGCCAATACAGAAACGGCACCGAATATCAGTCTCAGGGCCGGTGGCGCGATGCAAACTTGATCCGCTGGCACGAAGGCGCGCTGCGCCCCGTTGGCGGCTGGCGTCAGCGCGGAAGCGTTGACTTGGACGGCGTGACCCGCACGATGGTTGCGTGGGAAGATAATAGCTCTGGCCGACGCGTGGCGTTTGGAACGTACAATAAGTTGTACGCCATGACGTCTAATGACACTGTGAGCGATATTACGCCTGTCGGTTTCACCGCAGGCAGGCAGGATTCTACGTCTTTCACTGGCTATGGTGGCAATTTTTACAACAGCGGCCTCTATGGCCTACCTTCAGAAGACACCGGCACCATTTTGCCAGCAACCACATGGAGCTTGGAAAACTGGGGCGAATACTTGCTGGCGAACACAGCCGATGACGGCAAGATTTACCAGTGGCAGCTTGACGCCGCAACTCCCGCCGCCGTGCTGTCAAACGCCCCCACAAACTGCTCTAGCATGATGGTGACGGAAGAGCGTTTTGTGTTTGCGTTTGGCGCAGGCGGCAACCCCCGCAAGGTTGCATGGTCTGACCGTGAAGATAACAATACTTGGACGCCAGCAGCGACAAACGAAGCCGGTGACATTGAGATACAAACCAACGGCACAATCTTAAAAGGATTGCGCACACGCGGGCAGTCGTTGATCCTTACAGATCAAGACGCGCACACGGCCACATATAGCGGCCCGCCGTTTGTGTATGGCTTTGAGCGCGTTGGTACGTCATGCGGATTGATTGCGTCCAACGCAGCTGCGTCGATTGACGAGGGCGTTGTGTGGATGGGCCAGCGCTCATTCTTTATTTACGCTGGTGGATCTGTGCGAGACTTGCCGTGCGAGGTTGCTGACTATGTTTTCAGCGACATGAACAATGACCAGCGGTCAAAGGTTCACGCCGTTGTGAACAGCCGCTTCAACGAAATCTGGTGGTTTTATCCAAGCGCAAGCGCAACAGAATGCGACAGCTACGTTGCATTTGATTACGCTGAAAATATTTGGACAACCGGCACAATTGACCGCACAGCTGGTGTGGATCGAGGCGTGTTTCGTCAGCCTTTTTGGATTGCCGCTGATGGCATTTTGTACGAGCAAGAGGTTGGCTTTGACTACGGTGGCCAATCTCCGTTTGCCGAAACAGGCCCGATTGCGCTGGGCGTTGGCGAAAACGTAATGGCGGTGCGCGGCATGATCCCAGACGAAAACACGCTGGGTGACGTAAACGCCACATTTAAGACGCGTTTTTATCCAACGGATACGGAGCGAGACTACGGGCCGTATAGCATGGCCAACCCAACGAGCCTGCGATTTACTGGACGTCAGATAAAAATGCGGGTCACAGGCAACACGTCTTCTGATTGGCGCGTCGGCATCATGCGGCTTGACGCAGTGGCTGGCGGGCGCAGATGAGCCGAATACTTCCACCCATTACGGAAAACATAAACCAGTGGGCCGAGAATATGCGGCGCTACTTGGGCCGTGCTTTGGATCAGCTAGGGTTTAAGGAAACGTATTCGTCGGCTTCTGAGAGCGGCGTTTTGCTATGGGATAACGTCAACGGGTATCCCGTGGTTTCCAAGAACGGCGAGTGGCGTCAGGTTGTGCTTGAGGATGGCCACGCTGATTTTATGAAAACGGCTGACGTCGTGCCGGTAGCAGCAAACACAGCCTACAAGCTGACTTACGATGCTCCCACCGGCAATGACGGAATAACACAAGGCACGCCAGCTTCAAGGATTGTTTTCGAGGAAGCTGGCCAATACGTCATATCGTTCTCCGCGCAAATATCATCAACGTCTGCCAGCACGGTTCACTTCTACTTCTGGCCAAGCGTGAACGGAACAAATGTTGCCGACAGCGCTATGACAACGGCGCTTCACCAAAACAACGCCACGCTGGTCACGTCGCGCACTCAGATATTCACGCTTGCAGCCGGTGATTACTTGGAAGTGAATTACATGATCGACAGCACGCAAGGATTTCTAAATTACACCGCAGCGTCTTCGCCGGTGCCAGCGATCCCCGCTTCAACATTATCAATCACGAGGCTTCATGGATAAAGAGCTTGAGAGATGCCGTGACTGGATTGAAGCTGCTTTGGAGTATTCCGGCGGCACGCATGACTTCATTGATGTGGCAGAGGGTATATACAAAGGCAGCATGCAGCTCTGGCCTACGCCGAGGGGGTGCATAGTTACCGAAATAGTGGTATATCCGAGGAAGAAAGTTTTAAACGTGTTTCTTGGCGGCGGCGAGTTGGATCAGATTTTAGAAATGCATGAAGATGTGGTAGCATGGGCGAAATCGCAAGGATGCTCTGCATTGACTATGACGGGCCGGTTTGGCTGGAAGAAACCACTGAAGGCGCATGGCTGGGAGCCACTGCACGCCTCATATGTGAAGGAGTTTGAATAATGTCAGGCGGCAAAGGTGGATCAACAACGTCAAGCGTTGAAATTCCAGAATACATTGAGGAAGCAGCACGCCGCAATTTGGCCAAGGCTGAAGACATTAGCCAAATTGGGTATGTGCCATATTACGGGCCTGATGTTGCCGCGTTTACGCCATTTCAAGAAGCAGGCTTCCAGCAGACCGCCGACGTTGCGTCTGCGTTTGGTGTTGGGCCGCAGATGTCTCAGACGGACATTATGGGCGGCATGCCAGCGCCGACAGAGTTTGCTGGTGGTGTGCGTGGATACAGCTCAGCCCCGCTGTACCAGCAAGCCGTTGACGAGCTTGCCGCGCAGCGTCCGGCGCAAGCGCAATTCATTGAGAGCTTTTTCATTGACCCCGTAACGGGCCAAGTGGGATCGCGTGTGCCTACTACATCACCCGTTGCACCCGTTTCACCCGTTGATAGCGGTGGCGGTGGCGTTGCCCCGAAAAAGCGGCCGCAGATTGTGGCACCTGTTTCACCTGTTGTGCCGGACACAGCGTTAACGCCTACTGAGCTTTCGGACTACGCCACCATAATTGCGGGTGAAGACTACGACCCGCGAACAGACATTTTAACGCCTGAGCAAAGAGTAGTCGTCGAATCCGCAACTCCGGAAGGAACAGCAGCGAGAATCGCGCAAGAAGATATAGCAATGAATATTGCTTTCCCTAGAACACCTTTCGAGCCAGACATACCAAGTCAGATGGGTTCAGTTTTGCTGCCTGATGGTTCTTATGACATCAGTAATTGGTATGACGATGGGCCTGTCACTGGGGGCGGCGGTTTGCTGTCCGATATCGGAGAATTTATCGCCAGCGGTGGGGTTACTGGTGCCGCATTAAGGGGCGTTGGCGGTCTTTTGGAGCCTGCCCTTGGCGCAGCAGAAAGCGGCATAGCTTCAATGATTGGCGACCCGCGCACATTCGCTGAGCGTGATGCCGACAGGCTGGAAGCAGAAAGGCTCAGAGCCATCGACAGGTCGCAAGAAGAAAGCGCCGCAGTGCAAGCGCAAACAGAAGCAGCCAGAACTGAGCAGGAAAAGCTAAAAGTGTCAGACCCAGAGGCGTTTGTCGCTCAGTTTGGTAAGGAAGGCAAAGCAGACGCCAAGAAGGCTGTTAAGAAGGCGCAAAAGTTAGCTGTTGCTCCAAGACCGCCAAGTCTAACAAGTGACAAGGCAAGGGATTGGATTAAGGCCAACTTAGGCATCAGCGTAGATAAAAAAGACGCAACTGACTATATCCGCTCATTGCAGCGGGATTGGGATAGGCAGAACGGATAAAGGAGACAGAAATGGCTGGACAAGGTTTAAGCGGTGGCGGTCAAATAGCGCAGCCGCAGCAAGGCCAACTTGCTGCACCCACTCAGATTACTAATCGAGGTGGCCCAATCTTGGGTGGTTTTGGACCAACTCGCACACCCGAAGAATGGGCGCAGATGACGTATCCAGTAGCTGCAAGTTCATTTGCAGAATATATGAGGACGAAGCCCGATTACGAAGAAATTGACCCGCGCACATTGCCTCTTCCATCTGAACCACTGCGAAGGCCGCCGATGGATGCACCAATGCCTGCACTAATACCTGCGCCGATGCCTGCGCCTGCACCAATGCCTGCACCTATGCCTGCGCCTGCACCTATGCCTGCGCCTGCACCTATGCCTGCGCCTGCGCCTGCACCAATGCCTGCACCTATGCCTGCGCCTGCGCCGATGCCTGCGCCTGCGCCTGCACCAATGCCTGCACCTATGCCTGCGCCTGCGCCGATGCCTGCGCCTGCATCTGGCACGGATCCACTAGCGCCGACTGCGGGGTTTAACGTAAACCAAGCATCTGCTGGCGCATTGCAAGGCGCGCTTGGCGGCACGCAGGCTGCAATGACAGGCCCGCTGCAAGTTGGCGCGTATATGAACCCGTACACGCAGAATGTAATTGACCGCACGCAGCAGGACATTGCTCGGCAGCAAGAGATGGCGATGAACCAGCTTGGCGCTCAAGCAACAAGAGCGCGTGCATTTGGCGGCTCCCGACAAGGCGTTGCCGAGGGCGTTGCCGCCGGAGAGTATGGCCGCATGGCGGGCGATATTGCCGCCCAGCAGCGTCAGACCGGATACAACAC